TAACTTTATACTTTTACCTTTATCAAATTTTTTAATGAATTTCTTTAAAGTTCCACCATATGATACTCCCATGTAGTTTCCATCGCTGTGATAAATGTTCATTTTTATCATTTTTCCTCCTGTAAACAAAAAGAGCAGTCGTTAAACCGCTCTTGAATTATTAAAAATTATAACCTATGTTCTTTTTTAACATGTCAATTTCATTCTTAGTTTCAGCACTCTCCAAATAGCCCGTTGCCAGTGAACTGATGTAAACTTTTTTAGGATGTTCTAAAACCTTTTTTATTAATTCGATTTTATCAGATGCATCCACCTTATCAAACCCGCCCCATTTCAGATAAGTTTCTAAAAATACATCTACATCTACATGCCTATTTTCTACATCAATTAAAGCAAAACATCCATTTTCCAATAAAACTATAAATCCCGTTGTCCCGTTTGTATATAAAACATCTTTAAATCTCAACAATTTTGCCACCTTCAATCTTATACAATTTTATCCCTTTATTTTTTAAGCTCTCTAATCTGTGGATACTTGGAAGTTTATCAGTAAAACAGATGCTTTCGACTTCATCAAGTTTTAATTCCCCATGATATTGTAGCTCTATATACCTTACACCTAAATCAGATGTCAATTCTATCACATCAGAAGCTTTCGTATTTATCAAAACATCTGTATACTTTCTTATTTTTCCTACATCCATGGCGGATATTTCCGCTTTTTCTGTGCTGATTGCGATAACTTTTTTTAAAACTGCATTTCCTAAACTGTCATCTACCGTGAATGTTACCTTTCCCTTTAACTTATCTTTGTTGAATCTGATGATTGCGTCTCCATACATATCCAATGTCCAATTATTGGTTGAATCTTTCAAAAAATCGTTGCTCGCCAAATACCCATATTTCTCATAGTCTTCCGGTTTCAGTTTAATTTTTGCACCAAAAAGGTTTCTAGTAGCTTCTTTTCTGAATTTATCAGAAATTGTCCCTCCACTTGTCCCTGTTTCAAACTGATTCATAAATCTATTTGAATCAAGCAAACTGTCAATATTATTACTATTGAACCTCATTGAAAATTCAGAATTATCTATGATATTCTGCAACTTATTAGTTGCGGCTATTTCATCCTCTTTTGATATAAGACCTTTCAATTTACCTGCATACCAGTCTTCAGTATATTTTTTATGTTCCTGTAAGGTCTTTGGTAATCTTATTATATCACTTTTTTCAGTTTTTGCAACAGGGGTATTACTCACATATTTTTCTTTCCACTCGCTATATTTCATATCTGCCGGAACATACTCCATTTCTCCTGTTATCTCATTCCTTGCAGCTCTTTCGCCTTGCATGTCATCGAAATAAGGAGCCGTAGTAGTTCGGCACCTAACATGAAATGGGTTTGCAGTGACTCCGACTTCATAATCTTTCAGGTCAAATACCTTACCATCCATATCCTGACATATGTCCGATGTCCTGTTATCCAGTGTGGCCACTATTTCGTACTTTTCCACACCCAAGTCCTGATAACTTTTGAGTCTTGCTATGCTTGAATATGCGGCACTCTCAGTATACACCAGCCTTGATGCATTTGCTTTCGACACTTTCATTTTCTCGGCTATTTTATCCGCCAGTTTCTCTAAACTGTCGCCTCTGATAAACGCCTGTGTCATTTCTGTGTGAAGGGTATTTATAAGCTTGTCCTTATCTTCCCAAATCCTGTCGCTAAAGTTTTTCCCGTCAGGAGCCCATGGCTTTTTAATAACTGTATTTACCAGTTTATCGTTAAGGCTGTATATGTTTGTTCCTACCCCTGTACCTTTTGCTATCTGGAATGCTGTTCTGTTGTACTGGTCTTTATAAAGATTTTTAAGATAGCTTTCAAATCCACTTTCACGGCCATTATAAAGCTTTTCTATTTCCCCTCTTACCTGCAACTTCATAGCTTCAAGTCTTTCTATATGCACTCTTGCACTCGCATTTTCAAGCTCCTTATTCCAGTTCTTATCAATCCCGTTCTCTTTTCCGTACTTGATGTATTCGTCAAGTGTCCACTTAAATTCTTTGAGTTCCTTGTCATTCAGCATCTTCTTAGCTTCCGCAAGTGATACATCATTATTTTTAGCTATTCTGTTGTACCATACTTCGATATCCTTGTTCATTCTCGATATAGCCCTCTCATATTCCAGCTGCTGTCTCCGGAATTCGTCTCCCGCTATTTTATTAAGCCGTTCCTCTTCCTCGATAAATCTGTCCTGCCAGTATTTCTTACTCATCTACATCATCCGAGTGGTTATGCTCTCCGAATCCTCCGTAGTCTTCCATTTTCTCCTGTTTTTCTTCTTTGATTTTTTTCATTTCCTCTTCCACGTTTACTGACCATGGGTGCTGTCCGATTATAGTTTCCTGTGATAATATTCCAACTGATTTCTGACAGTCTTCAATTGCCTGACTTTCATTCACTAAAATATCTCTGTTGAAAATTATATCCAGTTTTTCGTCTTCAGATATACCTGATCCCGTATTTCTTAAATGGTTATTTACAAACCATATAAGATTTTCAAATGATGCCTTAAATTCCACTTCCATTGAGTTTGCATCCAAATCTATATCCGAGTACATCGAACGGATATTCAACTGGTTTGGATTAGCCCCAAGTGTTTCAGTCTTTGCGTCAAATCCTCTTCCGTTTTCAATGATGGCCTTCTTAAATATATCAACCAGAACTTTATAATTTTCATTGTTTACTTCGATTTTTAATGAATCTACTCCACCTTCTCCTGTTTCGTCTGAACGTATCGGAATTACACCGTGAACTCTCAGATTGTGCCTAAACTCGCTCCACTCCGTTCCGTCGTAGTTCTTCACAATCAGAATTGTATTTCTAGGGTCTTCTTCCACCCTGTCCTGCATCACTGATATAAGTTCATTCAGTGCGTCCTGTAAGGATTTCACTCTGACAAGCAGAGGCATTTCTGTCTCATCATATCTGAATGGTATTACGGGCAATTTTAACCAGTTATATCTCTGTACATCTCCGTTATTATCTTCAAGTCTCAGATATGATTCAGGTTCCCTGTCAACTATAAGGGAATTATTCCAGTTATAATATTCGACTCCCGTTTCCCTGTATACCTCAACCTTTGTTGACGTCTGAAATCCTCCATCCTTGAATTCTTTAACCGTATAAAGCCTTACTACATAGTCAAGCTCTTCATGTTCTTCGTCCTTCCATACCGGTATCACGTTCCGACCGTCAAATCTTTTAAATTTTAATTTCCCATCATTTCCAATATATACGTATAACCAACCTATGCCATATTTATATGCATCTTTTCCTACCATTCTGAGAAGTTTTAAAAACCTGTCATTGATTATACCCTTCACTGACTCTGTATATTCATCATTGTCAGACTGAAATGTGGGTGTTTTTGAAAGTAGATAATTCGTCTTCTGGTCAACAAGTTTTGAGTACTGGTTATCAATAAGTTTGGCAACCTTGACATTCTTAAGTGGTTCCAGTTCTCCGTTTTCATTTATCATATCCCTATGCCTGTTCAATACATCATGCTGGCCAACGTAATATTTATGACTGTCTTCCATCTGTTTCTTTTTTCTTGACATAAGGAAGTCGTTTATTAATCTTTCAAGTTCATTTCCCATCTTTTTATTTCTCCTAAACAGTTTTTTTATAAAATTAAACATTTCAAATCTCCTTAGAGTGTGTATTTACCTTTCACATTTGTTCTTTCTGCCACTCCTGTGGTTGCGTCAGGGGCGTCATCGTACTTATTTTTCCCTTCCTTCTGGTATTTATTCATTGCAGAGTAATATTCGGGCCATCTGTCCCTCCAGTTCTTAGGAAAATATATGTGGTCCATTATCCAGGTACTGTTCGATATAATTCTTGCTGTCTTATTTTTCGACTGATGGAACCATGTAATCCTGCAGGAGTTCGTGTGGTGCTCAAATTTTAAAATTCTTTCAACGTTACGGGCAAAACCCCGTCCACCATTATTACTCTCAATCACAGCTAAATTTACTTCATTTTCAAAGTGTCTTCTAGCTGTCTCCTTTTCAGTTATTTCCATTCCTTCCTTCGTGTAATAGACGTCCAGTACATATGCTTCCTTGTTGTATTCCCCGTATATGATACTGCACAGATAGTCACTTCCCTGATCCGCTGTATCTGTGTAGCTGCATATCCTGTCAAATTCAAAATCTATTCTGTCATAAATCTTGAATGAAGTGTACAGACGTCCTTTAAGGTCTATCGGTTCCTGCTGGTAATTGGCACTTGCTATATCCTCACCCATCGTTTTTTTCTTTCTCAGATACTCTTCATAAGTAAGAACCTTATCGCATAACATTGTCCCGTCATTCTGAAGGGCCTTCATTTTTACCTGCTTTATCTTGTACCCTGTTCTTAACATTTCATCATAAGCTTTTCCTGCTAAATCATTTGAGTGCCAACGTGTCATTATGATTATTATCTTCCCATTTGTTTCAAGTCTTGAAAGCATCGTATTTGTGAACCATTCCCAATGTTTTTCCAGGACATTTTCGTTATTCGCCTCCTCGGCGTTCTTAATCAGGTCGTCAATTATGATTATATCCGCCCCAAAACCTGTCGCAGTTCCCGTCGGCGATGTTGCCAGATAGTTGCTGTACTGACCTTCCAAGCTCCACAGGTTCATTGCCCCATCACCTTTTTTAATTTTGACATCCGGAAATATGTCGTTGTAAACAATCTTATCTGGATCGGCCTTTATTTCAGAAATTGTATTTCTCACAGCTTTCGAAAATACAGTTGACAGCGTCTCATTGTATGATCCTGTCATTATTTTCTTTGAAGAGTTTCTTCCAAGCAACCATTCGACGAACATTGTGGCCGTCCTTGATTTCCCGTGTCTCGGTGGCAGATTGATAATCAGTACGTCGTCCTCGGATTCGACGAATTCCTGCATATCTTGACACAGTTCTAACAAATAACTTCTATCACTTTCATAAAAATCAGGTGACATCAGATGGCAATAAAAAAAGAACTCACGCCTTGCAAGTTCCAGTTCTGCCTGTCTTATAAGTTCCCTATTTCCCATTTTTAATTATTTCCTTCAGTTCTTCAGTTGTCAGACCTGCGAAAGGGTTGCCTGTCTTGACTTCACCCGAAAGCTGTATTTTATCATTAAACATTCCGAGATGTCTTCCCAATAATTCCAACGCTCTCTCTTTACTGCAGAAACTCACTTCAATCCCAAGTTTAGTCTCCTTCACTCCTGAAATACACGCTCTCTGTTCTTCTGTTAGTTCTGAAAAATCTTTAATAATAACCTTTGAATATTCCCCTCTTTCTGTTTTGAACTTCTTGACACTGACAATCGAAGTTATATCCGTAAATGCCAGCCTTGCTATTTCCTTAAGTACTTTATCCTGTGTTATTTCCGTTCTTTTTGCTCTTTCATCCATTCTTTTCTGTATTTCTTCAGCAACCTTGGTATTTCTTAGTAATTTACTCCCGTTAGTCGCTGCTGTTTCTTCACTTTTTATGTTTTTGTATGCTGCCCTGTATGCCCTCGTGGCATTAAGATCCTTCAGATATTCATCTACGAAAATCTTCTGCTTATTTGTCAATGTCTTTCACCTCATTCCTCAAAAATTAAAAAAGACAGCTTTTAAACTGTCTTCTGATAGCCAGGCGTATGGCTCATGAATCCCGCCTCAGCAAAAAATATCTCGGATTTCCTAAAACCTTAAATTTCCATTCTAACCTATTATAACACATATAAATTTTTATACAAGGACACGAACCGGACATTTTCATTAATTTTTTTTAATAATTCATTATGTCCTGTATCACATTATCCGAAAAAATTAATGCCCTCAACCTGTTGATAAGCCTGTTTTTCTGACGCCTTATTGTCCTTTCGTCCACTCCGAATTTCTCTGCTACATATTCAAGTGTCATTTCTTCAAAATATTTTAATTCGATAATTTTATAATATTTATCGTCCTGAATATTTTTTAGTGCATTTTCCGTCATACTTATAACATGTTCAAGTCTTTTTATCTCGTTTTCGCAGTTCTCTATCATATTTTCGATTTTTTCGACCTCTGATAGATATTTTTTGGTCACTTGAACATTTACACCTGTTTCCTTTTTCAAAAGCAGGACGGGGGCATTATGTAAGCCTGAGAGCCTTTCACGTTTGACCTCTATGGCTCCTTTTAGATATTTCAGCTCGTATAATAATTTTTCTGTTCGCTGGAACGGAGTCAGGTTTTTCTGAATTTTAAATTCCTTGTCCTCCTTCAGAATCTTTGCCACTTCCTCTGCTATCGCTCTTGCCGTTGCCATTAATATTCCCCCTTTGTCCGCTCTTTCGTATTTCTTAGCCACACCTCATGATGCACCTTCAGAAACTCTTCTTCCGTTGTCCCTGTGTGCTCTGCTATTTTCAACATTGCCCCGAAGATTCTGTTTTCTGTTTCTTCGGCCATGTTTGACAGAATTATGAAGGCCGTTTCAAAATCCGGATAAAACTTTTTCCAAAAATATAAATCGTGATATCCTGTATTTCTGAAAGTCAGCTGATTGATGTAGCTCAGATAGAAATGCAGACAATCCGATAATTCCTCCAATGCTTTTCTTCTGTCAACTGGTTTAGTGCGATTTTTCCAGTAGTTCCAGTCGCTCTTAAGCTCCTGTCCGAGTTCTCCGAGTTCAGTAAGAAATGCAACGCATGTTCTTCCCGGAGTTCTTTCTCTCAATGTTTCTTTTTTGTCAAATTTCCTGTCAAGTACCGCCTGTCTTTTCAGTAGTTCCTCAATATCAAATTCTTTCAGTGCTTCCATTCTTTTCCTCCTCACATTCTTTTAAGTACCAGCCCAGGTAAATCTGTGTCTTTTTATAGTCCTCCAGTCCGTTTTTCTTCTCTGCTCTTATCAGATATTTCATAATGTTCCCCTTGCAGAAGGCCTTGAAGCCATCCTTTCCAAGTGTCGCTTTGATTACATCAATGCTTTCTATGTTAAGTCCTTCAAGCCTGTAATGTTTGGGGCTTTTCACGTTGTTCTCAACGCTACTCAACTCCGTTTTTATCTGTTCCACTCAACGCGTTTTCCTCCTCCGGTTTTTTAAATTCATATCCCTGCCTCATCAGTCTTCCTGCTTTCAGCGTGACTGAATATTTTGTCCTCTTAAGTGCACTGGCACAGGCCTTTGCACCTTTTACGTAGTAAAATTCCTGCAGGAACTTTATTTCCTTTTCTGTAAATCTTGCTTCCGCCCTGTTCAAAAAGCTTTCGTTTCTGAGTTTTGTCAGTCCTGAACTCCCGAACATTTCTATCATTTTGCTTCTTACTGCATTTTCCGTTCTGCCCAGTCTCCTTGCAATTTCTTTTTTTTTGTTGCCGGTGTCAAAAACAAGCTTTTTCAGTAGTTCCAGTTCCTGTTCTTTCCAGGGCTCCTCTATCCTGATTCCGTAACGGTGGGTGGCCTCTTCTATAGTTCTTTCGCTCCTTTCAAGGATTTCTGCTATTTCCCTGATTCTAAGCCTTTCGACGGTTCTGAGATACCTCAGGTCTTCTATCTCCCCCGTTGTCCAGCTTTTATAGACCTTTCCCATTTTCTAACTACCGCTCTCGATTATTTCCGCTGTATACGGCAGGAAATGCTTATTAAATTTTGTGATTAAAGTCCTTGAATATTTCCTTAGCCTCGAATCTATATCGAGATCCTTATCCGAGAACATCTGCACAACCTTGAAATTAACGATTATATCTTTCAAGGTTGTGAGGGCTTCCGCAACTTCGGGGTCGGCACACGGAAGGTCGTTCTTCCATTTTTCGCTGTAGTGCTTGTCAAATAAATCCCTGAGTCCGTAGTACAATGTACGCATTCCTCTGTCACGGTAGATTTTATTATCGAAATTATATTTTTTCTTCATCTCCGGACTGTGGAACAAGAATGTCATTCTGACTGTCTGTTCAATCAGACTTTTTAGCCCTTTATAATTTTCAAGCATCGGATAGTTGCCCATGCTTTTAATTTTAACTTTCTTCATGTCAAGCTCCCTGTTTGGTTCCGGACAATGCCTGTTAAGTCCAAGCTGTCCGAAAAGCCTGAACCTGTTTAACAGATGACCTGATGCCTTGTACACTGAGAACAGGAACATATGTACCTCCCCGTTCTCAATTATTTCCTTTTTAATTTCTTTTTTATCTAGCTTTTTCGTTTTTATTTTTCTTGCCATTGTTTTTCACTCCTATCCCCATGTGCTCAGATGAGCTTCGCCCACGTCGTTCCACAAAGCGTCTTTGTAATCCATAAGTGCGTCGTAGATTCCCTCCAGTGCACTCAACTGTTTTTCCGTAAGCGAATTTTTAAGTATGAACTGCTGTTCTATCGACATCAGGAAAAGCTTTATTTCCGCTTTAGTGGTATTTTTCTTGCAGTATTCTATCTTGTCAAGTATCCTGTTAATTTTTCTGATTTCAATTACTTCCTGTACCGTTACCATTATTTTTCACTCCCTTATATTTTTCTATTCTAGCCTTCAGACTCTGCAGCAGTTCCTCCTGTATGTCACCTTTACTCTGCAGTGCCTTCATGACGTCCTCGTCACGCGTGTTACTGCAGACAAGGTGATGAATTATGACTTTCTCCTTCTGCCCCTGCCTGTGAAGTCTCTTGTTGGCCTGCTGGTAGAGTTCAAGGCTCCAGTTAAGTCCGAACCA